TTGAAATGTGCATTTGCCCCACCGGACTTTTCAATTGATCCAGGAATGGGTATACCAGACATATATCATGGCAAGGTTATACCTATAAAGGATTGTGCGACTAGTTCATTGGTCTTCACACCTGCTAAGGATACTTTTATCATTAGTAGTGTGGTTCCAGGTTATGCGTACTTTAAGTGCGAGGTTGACATAGGAACTGATCCCAAAACCTTCGTGGGTGTGCCGTATCCATCCTATGATACGAATTTTGGTGGGCCCCAGAGAGACTGCAAGTACACGCAATTTCGTTATGGTTCGACTTGTTTGGGTTTATACCCAACATCGAATTTAATGCAATTTGCTGGTTCTGTACAGGTGTGGAAAGCCGATATAAGATCATCTGATAATCTACAACCATCAGTGGTTCTGACAAACCTTGTGAAACTGACTCCTGAAGTCAAGTTCCAACAATGCGAACCCGATGTCTGTGGATTGCCAGAGAAATATTATATCGATGATCCTGCAATAACCCGGTACAGTGTGAATAACCTAGTGGAACGTAGAATCATGGGCCTTGAAAGTATCACATCAGTGGTTCCAAGAGATAACTACAGTGAGAGCTTTATTAAAGGCGCTTACTCGTATGCTGTCGATATTGACGAATTTGCTTGGCAGAAGTTTACTTATGCTAACAAGTTCCAAAATGAGAACCACGATGTTGAATCCACCAAAATTCTACAATGGGATGGGACACGGCAGTTAACCGGCATCGGGAATATGGAGACTATCATTATGAAAGTCACCACCCCTGCCGCCGCAGTGAATGCGGCTACTCTAAAGGTTTGGACTTGTATGGAGATGCAGCCTAAAACAAACTCTGCATTATACCAATTTGCAACAACATCTCCTTCTTATGATTACCCAGCTATGCAGGCTTACCGTCAGGTGGCCACGCAAATGCCTGTGGCAGTTCCGTGTTCCCAAAATAATGGGTCATGGGACCGCGTGAAACGAATCATAGGAGGGGCACTCATGATAGGAGCGGCGGCCACCCCTGGTGTAGGGGGTATGGTTGCTGCTGGAGTGGGTGGGTTGTGGCAATTGGGTACCGGCATCGCCGATTTATTCATTTAGGTAGTTGGGAAGCCAAGGACTGGAAAGTCCGCCGTGTGTCAATAGCGGCGACACGGATTGGCCCCCGAGCACCAAGTCAAATTTGACCCAGCAATGGGTCAGGGCGGACTTGGGAAGAGTAG